GTCGGGCAACTCGATGCCATACACGATTTATAAATCAAGCCTCTGAATCAAACACAGGGGGACAACCAACAAAAAATTGAAATTGGAAGTCCTCCTTTGCCGAACGGTAAACTCTCAATGCTTGCGAACCAGCGGTAGTGTTACCGTTGGTGCCTACATCAAGCCTAACAAAGGGTTGAGTGGGCCCAGCACTGTTAAGTGCTGAGCGATAGGGGGTTACAAATGAAACAGGTGTTGCGCAATAATAAGGCACAACAGCGGAAATTATTCCATTGTTGTTTTGGTTAAACGCCACCCCCGAGGCGCTTGAAACACACGTTGAATTTAGAGGTGAATGCACAGTATCAACTTTTGCAAAATTGCTAGTAGTAGCAATCATGTTATTGATGTTGGCTCTAACCAGCAATGCGTTAATTGTCCCTTGTGTTGTAGTTAAGGGATTAATCAAAGCATTTACTGTCACTGCCATGCTTCCTCTATAGAACAAAAACATCTTAGACACATAACTAAAGATATCAGCACCATTTCCTGGCCACGTCATTGAATTAGTCGTTGCGTCTGCAGAAAGGACATCTACAAACCACGGATCCACTGTACAACCCGTGTGTGGAGTGTTGTAAGAGACATTGTTATTCAAGGCATACCTGTGTATCAATTGTCTCGTTGAAGTGAATTCTTCACCGACACTAAGTGAGGGAGCCCTTAAAATATCCAAACTGGAACTGACATTCCCAACTGTAGTAGAAACTTCATGTTGGGTTTGATCAGCTGTACCAGCGAACATTTGAGGATCGAAAGCATTCATTTGTCTTGACCCAGCTTCATCCATCACAGGACACGCAAATTGGAAATCATCACCACCGGAGACAAAAATCATAATGTCAATGTCGGGAGAAACTGTGTCTGGAGCTCTTAAATCGTTCAAAACGGTTATCTGAAAAGTACCAGAATACGAAGGATCCAAAGTAGTAGACAAATAATTAAACTCAGACATGTAAGGCAAGACTAATTCAATCTCACTGGTGTCACGAATATCTATTATCTCTCTTAAAGCATAAGATGAAGAATCGTAAATTCCTATATCCGAGGTGTAAACTGACGAAGGAGTCCAAGTAATTTGAAGGCGACCCGTATGGAATTGTGTCTTTATAATCTTCAAACGAACTCTAAAAGAACCTCTCCACAATTCGAAACACCTAGATAAATACATTATGGGAGGCCCCGTGGAAAAGTTAACGGTTTTGGTCCCAAAAGATTTTGAAGACTGAACCCTAATTTCACCAGGACTAAACTGTCTCTTGTAAATGCTAGTGCCTTCAGAAGTATCTTTACTCCAAGATATTGTACCAATATAAGCTGCAACTTTTTTAAGAAAATTGAAAGACATCTCGTCACCATCATACGGAGTGTAACCATCCACTATTTCAATAGAATTGGTATAAGATAAAGCTAAAGGCAATGCTGCATCAACACCATCGTGAGTGGCTGAATACCTATTGAATTGGTTAGATATAATGCCGGGAGCAACCGTAGAGACTGGTTTTGCCCATCCAAATGCCCTTGCAACCCCAGAAGCTATGTCCGAGGCCCAAGAAACAGTACCCATGATTGGCGTCAGACCAGGAACTGCAGCCAATATACCTGAAGCAACACTAACTTTGGATAAAATGTTACTCAAGGGTCCCTCGGTATGTTCAGCCTCTTTAGACACTACACTAAGACTCTTCTTCTTCAAGCGCTTTATGTTCTTGGACCTAGGGCCAACACCACTATGCGGAACTAAAGGTGCAGCCAATTCCACATCTTTCCAATAGCCATATATACTATAAGGAACCGTGGTGGGTTGAGTAGCTCCTGTTTTAAGTTGCGACATAACATCTAAATAAAAAGTGCCCCAATCGTATCTATAATTGGAATTACCGGCAACACCATCAGGAAAAACATACCAATTAGTTGGAGATATGTATGGTATTTCCATAACAGCGGCCGCTTCACCAGTTGTTAATATGAAGTGTGGCTGTTGAGTCCTAGTGGTCAAATTGTAATTATGCATAGTGCCATAAGCATTACCATTTATAGAATCTAAGCTGGTCTTTTGAGGCAAATACCTGCCAATCAAAGAACCTGCCTGAAACGGCATCGCGTTAATGACAATCCTAACAACAAAGGTTCCCCTAAACAAATTGAAACCTTTTATCTTGTTGTACCAAATAGAAACTTGGTTGGGATTGACTGTAACGGTGCCACTATTAATAGTCGTGCCAATTGACAAGTTAAACACGTTGGCTCCCGCTAAATCAGCAGTTGACCATTCTCCAATGGCCAACAAATACGGTTTGGCAAGAAAATCGCAAATAGTTTGCATTTCTGCTTTCATGCCATCATCTACATGTGAGCTCTCGTAAGAGACCATCAATGTAGAGCCTTCATCCGCAAAAGTAGTTGTTGCAGTGCTCTCACAGCACTCTTCCACAACGCCCTCAGACTTGTGGGTATTTAATTTCTGTTCCTCAGCAATCTCATTTCCTTATATCATCCATCGAGATCAAATGGATGAAGGGGAGAAGATTAACGTACTCTCCTTTTGCTACACGGGGGGTTTTTATCAAAATTATTGAATGGCTCCCCCTTGCTTTCGCTCCACTAAAAGGGACAAAGATCATCTATGTGCAATGTCCCAGTGTGCATTTAATTTAAAGTGTAATGCACAAATCACTGGTATAGCCTAACAAAAGGCTATGAAGTCCGCACAGTCTTCATAACTGTACGTGGCGAGTTTATCGTAACTCCAACGCAAATCCGAATCCATAACACTCCATTGTAGAAGTGCAGGACGAATCTGTTTAAGCTTGCAATACTCCACAAGCTTGGTGTTGATATTCTTGTAGTAATGGTAACCGTGCGCGACTGACTCCATCAACGCTGTATTAACTACTTGGTGTTTATCCTCAAGGGTGGTGTTCTTTTTAGTAAACTCCAAACTTTTCAGTATTGAAGTCTTCTCCAAGGCACCAACCCACTTACCATTGAGTTGTTCGAATGAACGTTTTAGAAATGAAGTATCAGTGATAGTCCTAGTGACCTCGGATAACTCTGCAGTCTTGTCTGCTGGAGTATGGACTATTCCAAAGTACCCAAAAGCTTCAGAAAACTCTCTCTGTTTAACTTCTTTCAAAGATTCAGGAAACCTAACTATGTGATCATCCCCATAAACGACAAAAGTTGAATCCTCTATCAAATCCTTATCTACTAGGTTGTAGTCTCTCCAATCCATTTCTTCAAACGGTTTATCAGAGTTCCTCGTCAACCAAAGTTTGATGAGCACACAAGAGTTCATAAGCATGCATATGTAAGAGTTAGCGACTGCAGTGAGAACACAACCGGAGCATTGGTGCTCATAAACCTGTGCGAACTGTAAACCTCTGTCGATACCCTTAGACAAATGATGGGCATTGCTCAACTCTTTTATCATGTTTAGGCGTATTACGTCATCTTCAGTCTTCCAACTTGAAGAATTTTCTCTGTACCAGCGATTCACAGCTTTCCCGAAGGCCAAATACAGCTCTTCTGAAATGCTACCATCAAAGTTTTTAATGTCACCGTCACCTATCGGACCATCTCCGAATAACCTGACTATCCAATCGAACTCTTTGTATGGATTTAGACCGACTGCAATGCCATTCAATATCCTATTATGAATAACAGCAGCAATGAAAGCTGCAAAATACATCCTAATAGCAACTACTTGATCCACAGGAGCACCAGAGATCAATCTAGCTGCTTTACCCTCAGGTCTTGATTCGTCTTTAAGGTTGTCAGTCATAGTCCAATTAACTTTTTCTCCTTTCCTCAAAGCATCGAGATGCGCATCCACACACAGTTTCAACTTGTCGTACCATTCTCCCTTTACCACTTTGCCATCTTTAAGTATAAAACTCTTATTTGTGCTAACATTAGTCCATGGCCAGCCAGGAGAAGTGTTAGCCGCTAAACCGTTGATGTCTTTGGTCACGGAACCTTCATGTTCAAATCGACCCTCAATGCATTCATCAAAAGTCAGCAAACGCTCATCCTCCTGAACTCTTATGGTTTCCCTGACCACTTTATTCTCTAACATAAAAGAAGCTAATGAAATCAAATCACTTGGAATATCCGTCTTACAATCTCCATATTTCTTTTGAGCTTCATAGAGTGGATCAACTTTAATGCCATCTGA